ACTGGAAACTCAACTCTTGCTGGTCTTGCATGCATTAAACCTTGTGGATCAGCTCCTACAGGATGTGGTTCTAATTGCGGTTGTTTAGGTTCAAACTCTGAAATATGCACCCACGCACCAGTCCATTCTTTTACCATTTCTCTATATGGAAAAGCTGCGCCTGATCTGTCAGATATTGCTAATGCTCTACTACCTTTTGCGAATCTAGCCATTATACATTTGGATAGTATGTTTTCGGAGTAATGTATGTGCTTGCTGCAGAACCATCTTCAGATAGTGCTCTAGCAAGTTCATCCTCGTACAACAACTTCATCTCCTGTGTTCTTTGTGGTGCAAACTTCATAGATAAATAATATGCAAGACCTGAAATCATACATGGTATAAATCTAAAAGGTGAATCACTTGCGTTAGTGTAAGTTCCTACATCTTGAATTCTTTTTACATAATAAACATTTAAAAAATTTGATGCAGCCGTTGAATTAGGTAAAGGATAAATTGTAATTGTAACTTTATCAATAAATCTTTGTACCCAAAATTGTGAAGGAGTTCCATTAGATGCTTTGTTAGCCGTTGCAGAATAAGCATCTCTTGCAACTTTAGTTAAACCTGTGTCTGATTGATTTGTTGTATTGTAATTTTGTCTATACGTAACATTTAAAATATCTGAAATACCATACACGTTTGCTGTTGGTACAGTTGTAGCTTGTGGTGGTTCTCCACCTCCAGGAACATCTGTTGCGTTTCTGTAAAAAGTATAAACTCCAGATCCTTCAGCTGTAGCATCAATATTAGTTGTTGAACCTGCTACTAAATTAATGTTTGTGTTTCCTACTTCCCAAAAATGTATTCCTCTATTACCCCATTCTTGAAAAAGAATGTTTAAAGATCTTCTGGCAGTTTTTAATTGATGACCAGCTGTGCCTTGTAAACCAAGACGTTCGTACGCATCTTGAATAATTTCATCAATTGAAAAGTCCTGGTCAAAACTGTAGGACTGTGAAGTAGTATTCGCCATTGGCTACCTACCCGTCGTAATATACTGTTAAACTTACAAAACTGTTAGTTGGTAGATTTACAGTTAAACCCTCATTAGCCAGTATTCCTCCATGC